GATACCTCTGTATGTCATTCTAATTTTGCATTCAGTGGGTGCTGTGCCTTTGTACTCTATGTTTCTCGCAATTTGAATTATTTCAGGTGGCGATGCCGCCAATTCTTTTAAGATTTCTTCCCGATTTCTGAACGTATGTTTCGCGATGATTGTTGCGAACAAAAGAACGCAATGACTTTGATACATGTCCCCGACTATACCCACAGTATCAAAGTAATTAATCCTCTCATTCATGTCACCGCTTTCATGTAATTTGATTTTGATAGACTCGAGTTTCTTTGGAGTCTGGATGTGCCCCAGTACTTCTTTACCGAGATAGTGGTCGTTGTATACCACCTTCAGATTGTTTTCATCGATAAAGTCTTTGATTCTCTCAAAGTCGTATTTGGAGTGACCATGAGGTTTCTCAAGGATATAGGTCGCATCGACGAGACCAAGGTAGGGTTCAACATTTTCACAAAAGTTGTGTGTGGGGATGGACATATACGCCACGACGTTGGGAACATCTTTGAGGTGTTCCAGGTTCGCCACCTGCTGTCTAGAAATGGGAGTGTGAGGACAATCCAATTTCTTGAGAGCTGGAATGATACGGGTTCTTGCCAGATGCCCCCTGGCTCCGAAGACGATGCAATGGTTCATCACTCTTTATTATATTTCAATAAATTAAATGTTCACCCTTCTATGCAAACCTGTCGCGGTGTCCAATCGTTGCAAGTTCCCTGTCATACGTAACTTGGAGAAGCGTATCAATAAGTCAGTCGTCCGAACGGCCGTCGATGTTATTGACAAAGTTTACAAAGATAGAGATTATGCCCGTTTCTACGTTCTTGAGACGGTCGCACGTGTACCATATTTTTCATTCGTTTCCGTTTTACACCTTTACGAAACGTTGGGATTATCGAGAAAGGCTGACTACTTGGAGACACATTTTGCCCAGACTGTGAATGAGTATCACCATCTTCTCATAATGGAGCATTTGGGTGGGGATAAGCGTTTCGTGGATCGTTTTTTTGCACAACACACCGCCTTTGCATATTATTGGTTCACGTGTTTGATTTATATATTATCACCATCAATGGCTTATAATCTATCTGAGCAGATAGAAGAGCACGCTTACCACACGTACGATGAATTTCTAAAAAACCAGGGAGTGGTTTTATCGCTATTGAACCCCCCACCCATAGCCACAAATTATTACGGTGATGTCGAAAATTTATATGATGTATTTGTAAGAGTTCGTGATGATGAGGGTGACCATGTAAAGACTATGCGGAACTACCAGATAGACTTAGATGAGAGATGACCAGATTTTCTCAAGTGGGGAATACCCTTTCGCTTTAACTGCCATATATGTTCAACTATGACAGTTGCACCAAGCGCCGTGAGTATGGAGTTATCGTATACGAACATCCCGTACCACATCACGATAAATCCCCATGCGAATGCCAAAATATCTGTAACGGGTGATGCGAGATAACTACAATTGGATTCTGTTGGAATTGATTTTTCCATCAATATATAGAACGCCGATCCAAGAATTATAGATGAACTTAATGCAATAGTATGCTTCATTTAGTATATACATATATTATATGATACATATCTAAAGAATAAAAAACTTTAATATGTAATGGATAGTGTCGTTCCCAAGACTGTTCAACGACTAATTGGTTCATCGGAACTTTCGATGGACCAAAAGTTGATCGGCTTCATGATGTTCATGCCAAAGGTTCCCGAAAATGAGATGGTTGAAAAGATTGTGAAACATAATCTAGAACTGGGTACAAAAATCAAGAAACTCGTCGAAGAGGATAAAATTACTATCGGTAAATTCGATAAAAAATTCATTCTTGATGTAAAAGTAAATTAAAGATGATTCGCGTAAGTTATTAAATGCAGTTACTGATTAAGAAGCTATCCCCTGATGCAATCACTCCCACTCGCGCGTCCCAGGGTTCCGTGGGGTACGACCTATACAGTACTGAGGATTCTATTGTGCCGTGCCAACATGGACGAGTCATAGTCGGAACTGGTATCGCGGTTGGTCTACCCGATGGAGTATATGGGCGTGTCGCACCCCGCTCCGGACTCGCTGCAAAGCATTGTATAGATGTTGGAGCGGGAGTTATCGACCCAGATTATACGGGTGAGGTTAAGGTCATCATGTTTAATCACGGGTCTGAAGATTACGTAATTAAGCGTGGTGATAAGATCGCGCAAATGATTCTGGAGCGGTGTGAAACGCCCCCAATCGAAGAAGTCCTAGAAATCGAAGACACTGTACGCGGTGCTCACGGATTTGGGTCTTCGGGTTAATTTAATTACCAAACGCTACACCGGCCATACCATCCTTCACGCGGAGGATGTTATAGTTGACAGCGTATACGCGGTTGATATTGTTACCGGAACCACCAGTAGGTGACGTGATAGATAGCTTAGCGTTATCTATGCGAGAAAAGTTAAGCGTTCCGGAAGGCTGAGACTTGTTCATCTTGAGACAGAATGGCCAAGTGTACACGGGGGCGGTGTCGAGTACGTCTGACGGCAGTGTGTCGACATGCATTTCGTGAACGACGTTGTGATGAAACGTCTTAGACATGTTCTCGAAGAGGGGTGTACCGTTAATGTACAGGGTCGACCTATCAAACGAATATTGCGATTGCCAATTCGTGCCATCAACGGCAGACGAAACGAGGTGAAGCGCCTTGACGGGGTGGTTGAAATAAGTAAGATCTATATCGGTATCCGTGTCAGTTACGGGTTGGTATTGTAACTGTGTGAAGAGAATCTCGTGTTCATTCTTTACGAAATGGTCACGCTCCTCGGCGTCAAGGTAGACGTATGTGCCGTATACCTCGGGTGTTGTCGTGGGAGTGAAATTCGAACGACACTTGATGCGAATCTCTACAGTGTGGTACTGAAGACCAACTAGGGGGAGGGACTTGGTCCAATCTTCGCTGAAGAAGAAGGGGATGATAAAATAATCAGATCCGCGACCAGCCGACGTCGCATCGGCCTTGGCGTTGCCTAAAATTTCACTCGAAGTCGTGGCAGAAGAGGCCTTGGAAGAATTGTCGTTATAGAGAATGTTGTGGACACCCTGAATATAAAGTGCATCGAGCTTGCACACTTCCTGACCACCCACGTGAAGAGAGAATTCAGTCACGTCACCCTGACCGGAAGAAAACAAACCGTTTGTATTCGTGAGAACGTTGGAAATGTTCTCGGCTTCGATCCATACGTAGCTAAGTAGGTCACCCTTAGATCGAATGGGTATGACTACCTCATTGGAGCTACCGAACGAACCGATGTAATCCATGCGCTCGGGTTTGATGGAGAAATTCGTATGACGCTTATAGTTTTGACGGAAAAACGACACCTCGGGGGTACCAGTGATGTATACATCCTGAGCACCCTTAGATACAAGATCAATCAACGCAGCTGACATTTACTATGTAAAGATATTAAAATTTTCCCTCTATAACGAAGTATGGTACAGTTCCAAGTTCTCATATGGGATTCACGTGACGAAGAAGAGGCGCATGTTATCAGGTTATTTGGAAAGACTGAATGTGGAAAATCCGTGTGTGTGACGACAAATTACACACCATATTTTTTCGTCAAGATTCCGAGGGGTATGATGAAAGAAGCCCTGATGCGTTACATAGAGGATGCGTGTTACGCCGATCTCATCACGGGTTTTGGTGTTGTGAAAGCTAAAGATGTATGGGGATTTCAGAATGAAGAGACGTACGCATTCTTACAAATTTTCTGCAGGGATCTGGGAGCTCGAAGGCAGGTGAGTAACCGCCTGAGAAAACCGATACGGGATCTGAATAAGAAGCTCCACATCTACGAAGCGAATATCGACCCCGTTCTTCGCCTGATGCATGAGACGGGTATAGAATCTACAGGTTGGGTTGACACGAACGATGGTACGATTCGAGCGTGTCACGCGCATGTCGACATCGATCTTTTTTGCAAGGACTGGAAAAAACTTACACCCATTAAAACGGATACCCTGGCACCATTTGTCGTGGGATCACTAGACATCGAATGTTATAGCTCTACTGGTAAGTTTCCCGATCCGAAGGTTCCCGGGGACGTGTGCTTTCAGATAGCGATCTCATTAAAGCACTTCGGTTCCGAAGACGAGCCATATGATAAGACATGCCTATGTTTCGGTAAGACTGACTCTGATTTAGATGGCTGTAACGTAATCAGTTTCGATACCGAACGTGAAATGCTCACGGGGTTCAGTAAATATTTACGTGAAAACGACGTTGATATAATTACCGGCTGGAACATTTTCGGCTTCGATTTAGAATACATCATGCAACGCGCTTCATTTAATCACTGCTCAAGAGAATTCTTTCAACTGAGTAAGCTTCGAGGACATATTTGTAATTTGGTATCGAAAAAACTTTCGTCGAGTGCTCTAGGAGACAACGAATTAAAACTTGTACCAATTCCGGGTAGATTCGTGTTCGATATGTTCCACGAAATTAAACGCGAACATAAACTCGATTCATACAAACTTGACAATGTGTCTAAAATATATTTGGGGGATCAAAAGATCGACATGTCACCAAAGGAAATGTTCGCGCGTTTTAAAGAAGGTGACCCCGTAAAAATGCGCGAAGTCGCCGAGTATTGTATTAAGGATACGGTTCTCCCACATAAACTCATCGCAAAGTTGTCCACGCTTATGAACTTACTTGAGATGGCAAAGGCGACATGGGTACCATTGAACTACCTCGCCGAGCGTGGGCAGCAGATCAAAGTTTTCAGTCAGCTTACGAAGAAGGCGAGAGAACTTGGTTTCAAAGTACCCACTTTCGAGTATGGATATACAGATAACGCCGGGTATGAGGGGGCCACTGTTCTTGAGGCGCAGTCGGGTGCTTATTATACACCCATAACAGCACTTGATTTCGAGGGTTTGTATCCGTCTATCATGATGGCCCATAATTTATGTTACTCCTCGCTTGTCATGGATAAGAAGTATGATAATGTTCCGGGTGTCACGTATGAAACGTTCGGTGAATATAAATTTGCGCAGGATGTACCTTCACTTTTACCCGCAATTTTATCCGAACTTAAACAGTTCAGAAAGCAGGCCAAGAAAGATATGGCTAATTCCACGGGTGCGACGAAGAGTATGTATAATGCCAAGCAGTTAGCGTATAAAATTTCCATGAATTCGGTTTATGGGTTTACGGGTGCTTCAAAAGGTATGCTTCCATGCGTAGCCATCGCATCTACCGTGACAAGAAAGGGTAGGAGTATGATCGACGATACAAAACGTTACGTAGAAGAGAATTTTCCGGGTTCGAATGTGCGATATGGTGATACCGATAGTGTTATGATAGAGTTCGATGTAGGTGACCGGAAGGGGCAAGAAGCCATTGAATATAGTTGGGAAATCGGTGAGCGGGCCGCCGAAGAGTGTACACGTTTATTCAAAGCTCCTAATAATCTAGAACTCGAGAAGGTTTACTGTCCATATTTTCTGTATTCAAAGAAACGGTACGCGGCTAAACTGTGGACGAAGGGTAAAGATGGTAATATGAATATGGATTACATTGATGTGAAAGGTTTGCAGCTTGTTCGCCGAGATAATACTCCACACATGCGAGAAGTATGTAAAGAACTTCTCGACGTTATTCTTGAAAGTAGTGATACCGATGCACCAAGGAATTTAGCGAGACAGCGCGCGATTGAACTTCTTGAAGGTGAGGTACCAAACAGTAAACTTATATTGAGCCAATCTCTTTCCGATACGTATAAAGTTAAGGGTAAGCGCGTATCAATTTCAAAGGTCGATAAGGAGCATGATGATGATCCGACGAGCTGCGACATTAATATGGCACACGTTCGCGTCGTAACTAAAATGCGTGCGAGGCAGCCCGGGTCTGAACCGAGATCCGGAGACCGGGTTCCATATCTATTGATTAAGACGGAAGATCCGCGTGCGAAGGCGTTTGAAAAATCCGAAGATCCGAAATTTGTCGAGGAACACAACTTACCTATCGACTATTCGTATTATTTTATTAATAAATTTCTAAATCCAGTATGTGATTTATTGGAACCACTATTCAAAAACCCAAAGATTGAAATTTTCGGAGAATTATTGGAACGTGCAAAACCTCCGAAGAAAAAACGTGTAACCAAGGGAGAAAAACAGATGCTCATTTCAGACCTATTT